ATGATCGAAATTAAAGATTCAGCTGAACATATTAAAGTTATTAACGATAATAAATCTGTAGTTTTAGATTTTTGGGCTCCATGGTGCGGACCATGCAAAGCTGTTATGCCCTTGTTAGAAAAGTTATCTAAAGATTATACTGAAGTAACATTCGCGAAGATTAGTGTAGAAGATAATAAAGCTATCTCTGATCTATATAATGTATCTGCAGTGCCTACATTAGTTTACTTGAGAAACGGTGAGATAAAATCCACTCAACAAGGCATTACATCTCAATCGTCTATAGAAGAAAAGATAAACAGCATTATTGATTAATGAATATTAACACTATTGTTATTGATAATTTTTATTCTGGGGAAAGTGCTATGGAAGTACGAGAACATGCCTTGCTGCAGAACTTTCATGTTACAGGTAATTTTCCAGGTAAACGTACATCTTCGGTAAATCAAGAGTTAAAAGATTATATTCAAGATATTGTAAGATTCGCTGGTGGAAAAATTACTAATTTTGAATATGAATATAATACATCTTACCAGTATACAACAGAAACAGATACTAGTTGGATACATGCAGACCAAACATCAAAGTGGGCAGGAGTTTGCTATTTGACCCCAGACGCTCCTGTTGATACTGGTACAGAATTATATAGACATAAAGCAACTGGTAACTATAAAGCTGTAAGATTAAAAGATAACTCCTATGATGAAGCTACTATGAGGGAAATCTATAAAGATAGTCAAGATTATAGTAAGTGGGATTTAGTTGATAAGATAGGTAATAAGTTTAATAGACTGGTTCTTTATAGGGGGGATCTCTTTCATTGCTCAGCTGGTTATTTCGGTAAGGATTTATATAGTGGTAGATTATTTCAAACTTTCTTTTTTGATACTGAATATTAATATTCCATGAACTTTCATATACTGACTATACCTCAAATACCAACTACCAGAGAATATAGTTCCTTTCCCTTCAATGGTCTTATATTAAATTTTTGTGATATGCTTATGCATAATAATCAAAATGTTTATTATTATGGCCACGAAGAGAATGATGTGAAAAGTACAGAGACAATTAATATTATTTCAAAAGATTTATATTATAATAATTATAGTAAAGAACATTTAAAGAGTAGTAACCACTCAAGGGATAATAAAAACCCTGTTGTTAGCAAATTTGATGCTGAAGCTCATTTAAGAGTCAATGAAAGATTGACCAGTAATGATATTGTTCTTGCTTTTTATGGTTTCGAACACTATGAAATTTGTAAGAAAATTAATTGTATTAATGTAGAGCCGAGTATAGGTTATGAATATACATTTTCAGCGAACAAAATATATGCCTCTAATAGTCATCTAAGTCTCTCAATTGGTAGGGCCTCAAACTCAAAATCCCCAACTGATATTGTAATACCTCATATGTTCAGAAAAGAAGATTTTGTATATGAGTCTGAAAAGGAGGATTATATTTTATTTCTCGGTAGAATCTGCGAAGATAAGGGCTGTCATATAGTAGATAAGTTATGTTCAGACTTAGGGTTTAATCTTAAGGTTGCTGGTCCTGAATGTGGATATAATTTTAAATGTAATTATGAATATGTAGGTAATGTTGGTATTGAGAAGAGGGGTACGTTATTATCTAAAGCTAAAGCTTTGATTGCTCCTACTCAATATTTTGAACCATTTGGTCAAATAGTAATAGAGGCTCTTTTAAGTGGTACTCCTGTAATAACTACTGATTGGGGAGCGTTTCCGGAAACTAATATACATGGTGTAACTGGTTTTAGGTGTAATACATATGAAGATTTTGTTAACGCTATAGAAAATATAGATAATATAAAATCCGGACAATGTAGACAAGAGGGTGAAAAATATTTAATCGAGAATTTGCAAGATCGTTATCTCAATTATATGGAATATATATTAAATTATTATGCAAATAAATACTAATAATAAGAATGTTATTATTTTTGTAAGCTCTGCAATTTGTCTTAATATGAGAGATACATTTATATATGGTAATACTGAAGTATATAGAACCAAGCTTAATTATCATAGGAGGTTTAACCAAACGAAGAATACTATAAAGAATTTAAAATTCTTTTTTCCTTCAGCTGATATTATATTATTAGATTGCGGAGCTCCTAAAAAAGAAATAAGAGAATACTTTAATAATATTGAACAAACTGAGATTGTTTTTTTAAAAGATATAGATAGAGTTTCATATGATTTAAATTGTCAATCTACCCAAAAAGGATTTTGTGAGGCTAATCTCGTAATAACGTTTTTAGATTATTTTAAAAATAAAATCCAATCTGCAGATTATGTATTTAAAATAAGTGGTAGATATTTTATTAATAGTGTAAAAGAAAATATAATTTTAAATAGTAATAATACCATCTTTACAAAAACAACTTGTAATTGGCCGTTTGAGAAATTCGCTGATCTTAATATTTACCCTCCATATTTAAATATAAATAATAAACTCCATTATACGTTGACTGGTTTTTATGGAGCAAGTACAGATATTTTATCCTTATTTAGAACTAATATGTTTAATATTAGAAAATGCTATGAAAAAAATAATTGTACTGTTGATTTTGAAGTGTTATTTCATTACTATATGATACATAAACTAAAAAATAATATTAAACATAAGGTATTAGATATTTTTATAGAAGGTTTAACTAGCGCAGAAGGAGAACATACCATTTACTGAGGTATATATTATAATTAAAAACATGAAACCTAATGGCTAAACAAGAAGATTTAGATAAAAAATATTTACAACTTACTTCCTCGTGGGCGGAAATGAGTCAAGCCGTCAGAAGAAAGGTTGGGTGTATTATTGTCAGAGGCACTCAAATTATCTCTGACGGCTTCAATGGTATGCCTTCGGGTTTTGATAATAATTGTGAAGATGAGTTTTATACTATCGATGAAAGGGATTGGTATGGGGATCAATCATGGATAGAAGATAGAGCTAAGAAACGATTCTATAAGCTTGTTACAAAACCAGAGGTGCTTCATGCAGAGAGTAATGCTCTTATGAAGCTCGCTCGTTCTACTAATAGTAGCGAAGGAGCTACAATGTATCTAACATGCGCGCCGTGCTTTAATTGCGCTAAACTTATAATTCAATCTGGTATAGTAAGAGTTGTTTATCAGGAGAGTTATACATGTTTAAATGGTGTTGTATTATTACAGAAAGCTAATATAATTGTAGAACAAATGCACCCGTAGCTCAGTTGGATAGAGCAACTGCCTTCTAAGCAGTGGGTCACAGGTTCGATCCCTGTCGGGTGTACCAATATTATGGCGAAATATAAATTGAAAACATGTCCGTTCTGTTCTAGTACAGATATAAGACCAGTGCGAATGTTAGGGTCTAATAGATTCTATCATGTCTTATGTTCTGAGTGTGGAGCTCACGGGCCTTTATTTGAAGAGTTTGATAGTAGTAAGAAAGGTATGGAAGGAGCAGTAATATTATGGAACAAGAGAAATACGACATTCAGTCTAGATTAAGAACTACAGGCACATATTTAATTATGTATGGAGTTAATATGGTTAAAGGTGATGAAAATGTAGAGAGTATCGTTAATCAGGCTCTAGATTTATGTAATAAACTAACAAAGGAACTCGAACAAAAGAAACTGGATCATTATAAAGAAATTGAACAAAAGAAGCTAAAATATTATAAATAATTAAATGATATTCGAGAAGCTTGTTAATCATTATTTTAACGTAATAAATGAGTTTGTTCATATTAATGAGCAACCAAACACGGAGACTATTGCGATGATTCCGGGCTCATTTAAGCCGCCCCACAAAGGACATTACGCTATGATTGAACATTTCTCGAATATCTCTGATAGAGCAATTGTTATTATTAGTGATCCTCAGTCGGAAAAATCTATTAGACGCACCCCTGGAGGTAAAAAAATTACATCTAACGAAGCGAGAGAAATACTAGAAATATATACTGGAGGATTATCCAATGTAGAGTTAGTGACTACCTCTCAACCTGTTAAGTGGGTATATGATTTTATGGCTGAAGATACAACACCTGGTCAAAAGATTTTACTAGGGGTTTCAGGTAAAGGAGATGATGCAAATAGATATCTAGGAGCTAAGAAGTATGCTCCTGAAGGAGTTGAAATCGAAGCATCTGTCTTTACTGATAGTGATCTCAATGTTAGTGCTAGTACTATCAGACAAGTGCTAGATTCTCCTACCTTAGGAGAAATTGATCAGTTCTTACCAGCGCATCTAACTAAGGAAGATAAAGATAAAGTGCTTCAAATCTTATCTCAGTTAGAAGAGCAAGTACAAGAGGAAAACTCTAACTTATTAAATATTATTCAAACAGCTTTAGATGTTGCAGGTCTAGAGCCAACTATTGGTACAGTAGCGGATGGAGCTAATACACTCATTTCCGGGCTCCGAGCTGCTACAGCAAAAGAACCAGATGAGAAAAAGAAACACATTATTAATATGGGTATAAGTGCAGTTTCTATGCTGCCATTTGGAGATGTAGCTAAGCTAGTAAAGATAAGGTCTTTGAGAAAGCCTGTGACAACGGGTCTTAAGGCTATAAAAAGCTACACTAAAGATCAGAAATTACCTAATAAAAATAGATTTAATAACGAGAATCACTCCTCATCCTCTTCTTGGGTGTTACCTGACTGAGCATCAGTTTCTGTACTAAAAGCTGCACCAGTGTATCTTGTATCAAGATAATTATGTCCTAATTCCATGTCTATATTTATTAATCTTTGACGAATCTTAAACGAAAAGCCATGGAATAGCCATAATTGATTGATATATATTTGCACATATGAAAAATATTATAGCTCTGCTATTATTATTAACAATATCGGTGCACGGTCAGAAATTCGTGCTTGAGCAAGATCAAAGAATAAAAGAAGATAAATTTTATTACGAGCATACAGATCTTACTTACTTAACTAAAACCTACAATATATCTAAGAGTTGGGATATAACTCCATTCACAGGTTATAGATTAATCTATGAGAATAAAAAAGGTGAGTTCAAAACCTACAGTAGGTTTCATATAGGAGCTCATGTTAAAGTGAAAGGAGACTGGGGGAAGGTAGTTTTGCGCAATAGGTACGAATTCACTCCAGGTCATGAGTTAGGTAACCTATACACAAAGAATGATAATAGGTTTAGACATCGAATAAAATATTACTTACCAGTTTCCATTTCAAAATATAAAATAACCCCTAATATATCAGACGAGTTCTTTTTTGATTTAGATCACTTTGATTATACTCGTAATCGATTTGCATTAGGCATAGGAGCTGAAATAGGTCCTATCAAGCCAGAACTATATTACTTTGCAGAGTTTAAGAAGAGTTCTGATTGGAAGAGAGTTGATGTGGTTGGATTATTATTTAAATATCAATTTTAATTATGGAACTAGTAGTTATTATCGTCCACTATTTAAAATAGTTGAATAATTGTCCGGATTGTTTATAATCTTAGGATGAATAAGCAGTCCGATGATAATACTCAATTCTCTACCGGGGCTCAGCGTGATGATCGTAAAGGTAAATTACGTATGAGCCTCGTTCCTCATAAAGGTTTAGATAGAATTATGAGGAGATATCTAGACGGTGCTGAAACCTATGGAGAAAACAATTGGCTCAAGGGTATGCCTCATTCAGCTCTGTATGATAGCGCTCAAAGACACTTAATGCAATGGTGGTCTAAGGATTCATCTGAAGATCATCTAGCTGCAGCTGCATGGAATATTATTTGCTTAATGCAACTAGAAAATAATTCGGATTTAGACGATAGAGAAACTTTCCCGAACTAACAGTTGATAAGTCCCAACACTTAGTATAATATATATGTATGAACGCTACACGAATACAACCTATTAACGTTATCAGTAACATAGAATCTAACAATGGGGATGATATTACATCTATGGAAGATCTATTCTCAAGTCATCCAGATCTTAATTTTGAAGTTGAAGCTACAGATCTAGCTGAAGCTACAAACGACTCTAGCTTTGCTGGTTATAGAGCAATTCGCCGGACAGATAATAATGATGTTATGAGTATTGTCAAAGAACGATATACTCCAATTCAAAACTCTGATATTATCGAACCACTAGCTGAGATTGTTCAACAAAACGCTGCAAAATTTATCGCAGGTGGAGTTATCTCTGGAGGTCGCAAAGCATGGGTTCAAGCTGAGCTAAGAGAGCCTATGATTATCAAAACCAAAGCTGGTGATGATGAAATCCGGAATTATATTATTGGTTTAATTCATCATGATGGTATGGGATCAAATGCTATTCTACCATTCACTAGTAGGGTTTCTTGTTCTAATCAATTCGCGGCTGTTAGGAGTGCTTCAGCTGGGTTTAGTATTAGACATTCATCCTCTTGGGAAGAAAGAGTTTTAGAAGCTAGAATAAAATTTGATGAAGCAATGAACATTAATAAGGATTTTAATGCAGCAGCTAACAAGATCGCTCTTATCAATATGGGTGATGATGAGTTCAAATCTTTTGCTCTTAAGATCTTACCTGACTTGAAACCTAACAAATATGCTCCAGAAGGTAGATCCTTTGAGAACAAAAGAGAAACCTTACATACATTGTTCAAGAACGGACAAGGTAATATCGGTCAGACTCGTTGGGATGCTTTCAATGCTGTGACCGAATACTTCGATCATTACGAAGGAGCAACTAGAATTCATAACGCTGTAGAACGAGGAGACAGTGTTCGTAAGTCTATGGAGCGACGTTTTATGAATAGTTTGTCTGGTGGTCAAACTAATAATATAAAGCATAAGGCTTTTAGCTTGTTAGTTAACTGATATTGACTTAGCAAATCCTCCTCTTAAATACTAGAGGAGGATTTTTATGGCAAGTGCAAGAAACGGAAAAATACAAATAGTAGAAAATAAAGAACGTAAATTCGGAGCTGCAGATGAATATTTCGCAGTGTGGGTTGAAAATACTAAAGGCAAAGAATATCCTTTACTGTTTACTGAACGAGAGCTGAAAGTAGCTATTGATCGAGCAGAGAAAAACCCAGAAGATATTCCTGTTAAAGGCTTCTTTACTGATTTGTTTGATTGATATGTATACTTATCACGCTGAAGTTCTCAGAGTTGTAGATGGAGACACTGTAGACGTTCTTATTGATGTAGGTTTCTCCACGTTCAGAAAGGAGCGCGTTAGGTTATATGGTATTAATACACCAGAGACTCGTACGAGAGATTTAGAAGAGAAAGCTCGAGGCATAGCAGCGAAAGATTATCTACAAAAAAGAATTGACGATTATAAAGGACATATTATAATTAAAACAGAGCTGGATAATAAAGGTAAATTTGGTAGAATACTAGGAGAGCTTTTTTCTCCAGATAGTAAAATTAACTTAAATAAAGAACTATTACAAGAAGGTTTCGCGGAAGAATACTTCGGTGGCTCTAGAAAAAAATAGTTGCAATAAACTAGATTTACTATATAAATAATAGTGTATGTCTAATTATTTTAATACACTAACAAGGCCAGTTCGTAGAGCTGGGTTACCCACAGATATCTTTTCATCTTTATTTGATGATCAATTTTTAACTCAAATTGGATCAAAGTTTACAGATGATAATATCAGATTTAATGAAAGTGAAAAACAATTTCGTGCAGAGATTGATTTACCAGGAGTAAAAAAAGAGAACTTAGAAGTAACTTCCGAAGGTGATCAGTTTTATATTTCTGCGTCGCGTAGCGTGACAAAGAACGGTGGCTCAAAGGACGAAACATATACTCGTTCCTTTAAGGTTAATCCTACATTGTACGACTTGGATACCTTGGGTTGTACATTACAAGATGGAATGCTCGTCATTACTCTGTCTCGTAAAGTAAAACCTAAAAAAGAAATAAAGGTAGTCCAAGTACAATAACCACCTAAAAAAAAGTTCGAACTACATTGAGTAGTTGCTTTCTCCGTAAATGCTGAGGTGTTTACGGAGTTTTTTTGTCTTTAGAGACTAAATATTATTGCATAGTTTGCAGAAGGTATCTAATATATGAGCTTTATAACAGAAATAAACAATATTTATTCAGAAGAAATAGTGAACGAAGATTGGAAAAGTAAGTTAGCTACAGGTTTAGCTATTGGTGCTACTGCACTCGGCGGCGTAGGTAAACAAACTGCGCAAGCAGCCCCTAAACCATCAGTATCTCAATCAAGTTATAACTTCTGGTCTAATACGCCTGAGATGATTGAGCGTCATGAAGGAAGACATAATAAAGTCTATAAGGATTCTTTAGGCATACCTACTATAGGTATTGGATATAATCTAAAGAACAGGACTGCAAAGAATGATCTAGCTCAGGTAGGCGCTAATCTTAACGACGTTCTCCGCGGGAAGGAACTAACTAATAAACAAGTTAATGACCTGTTTAAAATGTCATTAGATCAGTCGCTCAAAGATGCTAAGACATATTACCCAAGCTTTAATGAACTACCTGAAACTGCAAAAGGTATATTAGTTGATATGTCATTCAACCTAGGTTTAAATCGTCTGAGTAAATTTAAAGATTTGAAGAAAGCTTTAGCTGCGGGTAATTACGATAAAGCTGCTGATGCTATGGTTGATAGTAAGTGGTATAAACAAGTAAAGTCTAGAGGGGTTAGACTTGTTAACATGATGCGTAGCTTATCTAGATAAGTTTCTTGCAATTATAATATTTTTTCTTACCATATAGCTATGGGACTTCTATCCTCCTCTATCACAAAGTTAAATAGTCGTAAAGTTGATTTCGCTATTAAGCATACTGGTCTGACATACTTTCAGACTCATGACCTTTGTTACTTCATAAATAATAATGGAGAGAGGATTGGAGACATCTTCCCTTCTTCTTTTATTGATGTATTAGGAATAAAAGAATGGATCCAGTTAGCAGAAGATACTATCGATAAGGCTAAGAATGACATTAAAAAGAATAAACAAAGCTATACAGAAGTATGAGCTAGAGATAATTAAAGGCGCTGGCTATCATTATTTTTTAGACCTCAAAACGAGAGACCAAATCGGAGGACCTGTACATGTTATATATCTTAAAGATTTATCTATTAAGGAATGGATAGAAGAAGCGCGAGATGCCCGTAGAGAATTTAATGAGATGTATAATGAATATATTTTAGAGTCTGAAGAGAAATACATTTAATATAAGTATTTTATGACTCTAGAGCTTTTTCTCGCTGGTGTTTTTGCGCGCATTTTAAAACACTTGTAGCTCTAGAGTCATCTTTTTATTGCATATTGTTTTAGATACCATATAATAATAGAGAACTTAAACATTAACTCAAAGAAAGGTTACTAGTGCAAACATTCTTACCATATACTAACTTCAGAAAATCTGCTCAATCTTTAGATATGAAAAGATTAGGTAAACAGAGAGTAGAGTGTCTCCAGCTTCTTAACAGTATAAAAGCTGACAAAGAAGGTAAAGAATATAGAGGATGGAAAAACCATCCAGCTCGAGATATGTGGTACATGCCAGGAAAGCATGACTATTCGAATGCATTAGTTGATTACGGTATAGCTGTATGTGAAGCATGGAAGGAACGAGGTTATAAAGACACTTGCCTAGAGAAGATCAGCGCTCATTATGAATCTAAATCTCCAGATAAATTACCTAATTGGTTAGGTAGAGAAGATATTCATGAGTCTCATCGCTCTATGCTTATTAAGAAAAAACCTGATTACTATAAAGAAAAGTTTGAAAATACAAAAGAAGGTCTAGAATATATTTGGCCAACGAGAGATGAACAACCAGCTTAAAAGTAAGTTAGATATAGCTCGAGATATAATTCAAGTAAAGCAAGAAGAGCAATATAGGATCTTTGATAAAATTATAAGCGATCTTAATATATCTGACGATCCTGATATAAATGTTCTTGTAGATTATTGCTTTAATAATACTGAATGGAATGATGAGCTTGACAAAATTACAAAATGACTGAACTAGAACTTAAAGAATACGTTGAAGACATTTCTGAAAATAATACTTGTCATAGACCTGATATTAGTGCTCATGGGCCGTGTGATAAATGTCCCTTCACCAAGTATTGTTTATGTCGTCTTAATACTTATTTTAATCCTCATCGTAGAAAAAAGAGAAAATGACTGAAGAGAAATTAGAATCTATTTTTGATAAATGTGTTTGCTGCGATTCTATAACAAAAGAGCAGATAACAAAAAATATATACGAAAGACTTTATTATGTAGAAGGATGTGGACAATTATGCCCAGAGTGTTGGATTGAAGCGCGCCCAGATTAA